CAGTACTTGATCACACCAAGGGGCAGGGACAAGGTGTAACGATCGTTCAGAACATCAACGTCACTACAGGCGTACAGCAAACCGTGAGAGCGGAAATAGCTAACCTTCTTCCACAGATAAGCCAAGCGGCAAAAGCGGCTGTGGCAGACTCTAGGATGCGTGGAGGCGGGTTTAGTAAGGCAATGGCAGGTTCATAATGGCGGCTTTCCCTAATATTGGTTTTACCTCGATGACTATGCGGTTGCGCTCTGCCACGGCTATTAGCTCATCGCCATTCACATATGATCAGCAGGTCTACCAGCATCAGGGCGTTTGCTGGGAAGCCGAGGTGACTTTGCCCCCGTTGAAGCGTAATGACGCAAAAGCAGTTGAGGCATTCTTTGCGTCTCTAAGGGGCCAAGCTAACACCTTTACCCTTGGTAACCCTTTGCACAGTACAACAGGCACAGGGGCGATTACGAGCGGGGCAGTGGGTGCTACGACAGTTACGGGCACAACGACAAATGTTGTTGCTGGTGATTATTTCGAGGTTGGTGGTGCGCTGTACATAGTGACAGACACAACGGCTAGTACAATCGACATTATGCCACCACTACGAACAGCGATCAGCTCGTCTACCGCACTCGACTTTACTCTGCCGAAAGGCACTTGGCGGTTAGCCACTAACGAGATCGATTGGAGCATTAATCAAGCCAGTTTATACGGCTTTACCTTTGCATGTGTTGAGGCGATATGAGCAGAACTTTATCAAGCGCAATGGAGTCGGCTGTCGAGGCCGATTTGGTGCGTCCTATTGTATTGGTCACTTGCGCGTTTGATTCTGGCGATCTAAACCTTTGGAATGGTGTCGGTACGCTTACTGTCAGCAGTGTTGACTATGTAGGCGCAGGCACCTTGCTTAACATCGGTGAGATTGCTGAGTCGTCAGAGCTACAGGCTAACGGCATCACTGTAACCTTATCAGGCATTACCGACCCACTACTGGCTAAGGCGCGTGACGAGGATTACCAAGGCCGTGAGCTGACTGTAAAGCTGGGCGCTATGGATGCTGCAAACGCTGTCATAACTAGCCCCGTTACTGTGTTCAGTGGCTTTATGGACACAATGCTAATCAATGACTCATCAGAGACAGCGACTATCCAGGTCAATGTTGAGAATCGACTTATTGAGTTTGAGCGAACGCGTGTCAGACGCTACACAGCGGAAGATCAAAAGATTGACTATCCGACAGACAAGGGGCTTGAGTTTGTCGCTGAGATGTCTGAGAAGGAGATTGTGTGGGGTCGTAGTACAGTTGGTACGCGTGGCGGTGCTGGATCTGCACCTGGCGGCGGCCCTGGCGAAGACTTTGACCGCGGCAACATACAGCTTGATTGAGGGGTGAGTATGGAATTTGCAATCGAAAACTTAGCAAAGGTCAGACATGAGATTGAGCCACTACTAGAACAGCATTGGCAAGAAATAGCACTTAACAAAGACATCATTAAGATGAACCCCGACTGGGAAGCTTACGCCCGACTTGATGCCGTCAATTCGTTGCGGATCTACACAGCGCGCAAAGACGATCAGCTAATGGGTTACTTTGTGGTGCTCGTCAGCAAGTCATTGCATTACCGTGACCACCTGTTCGCTAATAACGACGTTATCTTTTTGTCTAAGTCTGCGCGTAAAGGCTTAACAGGCGTTAAACTTATAAAGTACGCGATTGAGTCACTAGCGGCCGAGGGTATTACCAAGCTGCACATTAACACCAAAGCGTATCGGCCCTTCGACGTAATCCTTGAGCGATTAAAATTTGAGGCAATTGAGCGCGTTTATTCTTTAGTTTTGAGGTAACGACATGGCTATTTCAGCGATTGCGGCTATAGGTTCATATTTAGGTGCATCACTAGCCGCGTCAGCATTTTTGACAGGATGGGCCGCAGTCGGAGCATTTGCACTTGGTGCTGGCTTGTCGATGGTGTCTCGTGCACTTGCACCAAAGCCAAACATCGGCGCACAAATGCGAGGTATTACACAGACGACCCGTGAGCCCGCAAGCAGTCGCAAGATCATTTACGGCAGAATGCGCGTCGGTGGCCAAGTCGTTTTTATTTCCAACACTGGCGATGACAACATATATCTCCACATGGCGATTGCTTTCGCAAGCCATGAGATACAAGCCTATGACGAGATTTGGTTTAACGACAACAAAGTATGGACCGCCAGCGGAGGCTTTGAAGGTGATTGGGGTACATATGTCACTATCGACCGCAAGTTTGGTACAGCAGGGCAAGCAGCCTCAACACAGCTAACTAACGCCAATGTCTTATGGACTTCTAATCATAAACTGTCAGGCATTGCCTACATAGCCTTTAGCCTTAAGTGGGACGCGGACAAATTCCCGCAGGGCGTACCAAACATCACCGCAGTGGTACGTGGCAAAAAGGTATATGACCCTCGTGACCAGTCTATTGGCTACAGCCAAAACCCTGCACTGTGTTTGCGTGACTACATGCTCGACCAAAGCTATGGCCTCGGTGAGGTAGCTGCAAACATTAACAACCA